CATAACTTGAGGACGCTTACAAATTGCGTGCTCAAAGGGCACCAGTCCCCAACCTTCGCCGTTACAGGTGTTTAAGCCCACGTCACAGGCGTTATAGATGATATTTAGGAGTTCGTCGGGCGGGGCGTTGGTGTAATCGATATTGTTTGAAGTCATGATTAATCGTTGGTCTGGATCTAAACCAGCTCTCTTCATCTCGGTGTTGAAGATTGCTCGTACATCCCAGCCAAGATCTTTTTCGCTCATGTGCAGATAGAGCGATGCGTCGGGTTTATCTTTCGCGAACTTCACAAAAGTCTTGATGGTCAGGTCAATGTTCTTGCGCGGTTGATTCCTGTTGGCGTTGAGAACGATAAATTTGTCGGTAGGTAAGCTGAGTTTCTTGCGGCACTCGTCTCTATCGAGAGCAAAGAACTTACCGGTGTCCAGACCGTGGGGAATCACCCCAAGCATCTTTGGTTGGACTCCGTGCTTCATGATTCGTTGGGCCTGCTCAATCGAGAAAGTGATCGCAAAATCCCAGTCTTTGATGAAGCGCATATGGTTTTCGATATACCATTCGCTATCAATTGGGAAGTAGGCGATGAACTTAAACTTCATCGACGACTTCAAAAGGTGAATTCGTTCCCATACCTGATTCACCATCCAGATGTCGTTTAAGCAGATAACAAAGTCTGGATTCTCTTGTTGGACTACAAGAGGCAGACGCTGGATACCAAAACGATCAGCCGGGTTTATAGCACCTGCTGGGTAGACCTTAAAAGGAAGGTCGTGAGGGTCGCCTGTGTAGTTAATCCCAAAAGCGACAATCTCGTTATCCTTTGCAAGGTGCTCAAGGATACTGTGTGTTACACGAGCAAAACCAGTGTTCGAGAGGATATCTCCGTACCAAAGAATTTTGGCCATGCCAGGGTTAAAATCTTTCTGACAGTATACAGACAGTTTTTAAAAGAACATGCCGAGTAGAGAGAGTTTTGCGTATCGACGTGCTCTAAAACTTAGAGCTACTAAGGCTGTTGAGTCTGATGCACCTGAGTTAGACACTATATTTACTAGAGCATCACAGGACTTCCATACGTTCTGTACCATTATGGATAAAGCCCCTGCAGCTCATATGCTGGAGTGGCACAAGCATTTGATTACAGGTGAGAGCAATCGATACTTACTAGATATTGCAGGCCCCAATCTGGACATCCTTGCTCCACGAGGATCTGCAAAGTCCACAGTGCTTAATATGTTCACTGCCTGGATTATCGGTAGACATACAACTGCTGGCCTTCCGCTCCAGATCATTTACTGCTCATACAACATCGCTACAGCAATCCCAAAGAGTCGAATTATTAAGCAGATCATCGATTCTGCAACATTTAAGAAAATCTTCCCAAAGGTTCAACTGCGTGCTGGCATGCAGTCGGATATTGGTTGGTCGATCGATTTCGACTACGCAGGCATCAGCCGAGTGGGCGATGAAGAATTTACCCTTCGAGCAGCAGGTCTTCGAGGCTCGATCACGTCGAAACGTGCCCACTTGGTCATCGTGGATGACCCTATTAAATCGAGCACTGACATTAAAAACCCTTCGATTAGGGAGGAGATGAACGGTAATTGGAGCTCGGTTATCGCTCCGATTATTTTTGAAGGTGGTCGAGCTATCTGCCTAGGTACCCGATTCCACCCCCTCGACATCCATAAAACGATGTTCGTGCCTGAGAAGGGCTGGAAGCAGGTTCAGCAGGAAGCACTTACATATGACAACGCTGGTGAGGCTGTGAGTTATTGGCCTGAGCAGTGGAGTGTTGAGTACTTGCTCGGGCAGAAGGAACTGGACCCCGTGGCATTCGCCTTCCAGTACCAGCAGCAACCAGTGATGACTTCGGATCTGATCCTTTCGCCAGATCTCCTGGTGAAGGGAGATGTTGTTACGGAGTTTGATTCTCTTGCTGTCGGAATCGACCTCTCAGCGAGTAAGAACGAAACCTCTGATTACACCGCTTTTGTTCTTGGAGGGAGACTCAAAGATCAGTACTACATCATTGATGCCCATCAGGTTCGATCGATTGGGAACCTTGAGAAGATCGATCTTTTGTGCAAGATGCTTGTTGAGTGGGGGATTCTTCAAGAAAACACTGAAGGGCAGTACTTCCCTACGTATTCCACTTGCAGCCTTGTGGTTGAGTCCGTGGCTTACCAAGCATCGCTTGCAGCAGATCTAAAACGAGTGATGTTGAACGAGTGGGGCCTTGGGAATCTTCACATTCATGAAGTGAAAGGGTTCAGAGGAGACAAGATCGCTCGGTTCAGGGGTACCCTTGGGCTTCTGGAGAACAAGAAGGTGGTCTTCAACCGGTTTCGAAGATTTGATCAGCTCTTTGATCAGATTATTAACGTCGGTGCCACCTCTCACGACGACTTGCTTGACGCTTATACACACCTCGTGTGCTTCCTGCAGCGCCGTGGTAACTACCACACGGAATACTGATCAATGATCGTGGAATCCTGGCGTTACGACGCAGCTGTAATGAACACTTACAGGGTGATGTTCAACATCACCGCTCACGACCCACTTTCACGTGTCGATCAGCTCTTAGAGGTCTTGAGGGGTTATGAGGAGATCCCTGCTGCTCAAAAGGATGTTTTTATCTATATCGATCATGAGCACAAACAGGATAAGGAGACCCTCTTAGCGGTTCTTGAACCGAACCTCGAGACACTGAGTCTGTGTATTCTGGTTGCGGGTCCTGAGTATCAGGGGTTTGCTCTTTGCTGGTCACACAAACCGACACTGAAGTTGGCTGTTGAGACCAAGTCTTATGACATCTATATCTACAGCGAAAATGACATGGTGTTCACCAGTGAGCACTATATCTATTGGTTAACTTACCGTCAGTTCCTTAAGCCGTTAAATCTTGAGCCAGGTTTCTGCCGTTATGAGCGGTACGACCATAAATGCGTTCCGTTTGATAACTACAGAAAATGGCGTTTGACGGGACCTACGCCAGATGTTTGGGGTGATCGACCTTATCAAGTGCAGGCGTATCTGACGCCCACGCTGGATCTCCTGGGTTTTGTCTCTCTGGGTAACCCCTACATGGGTCTAATGGTCCTGGATCAAAAGATGGCAGAGACTTATATCTATTCGCAGAGCTGTGATTCAGCCAGAAGTTTCGAACTGACTCGTCACCGTTGTTGGCCGATTGCCGACAGAAGTTCTATGGGACTTGCCTTTGAGGGACTTAGGCAAGGGCAGGAACATCGTCGAGTGGTGCCAGTTGTGAGAGACAAAGATAAGGTTGTCATCGCCCCCTGTGGCCTAGTGGAGCATTTAGATAAAAAGTACAGCACGCTTCTAGCTGATGAGGATGGTACCCTCATGGATATTTCTGAGATGTTCGTTGTATGAGCGATCGTGTCTCTCATCCGTCTCATTACAATCAAGGTGAGATCGAATGCATCGATGCTCTGAGGGCGTCTCTTGGACCTGAAGGGTTTAAAGGGTTTTGCCGAGGTTCGGCGATTAAGTATCTATGGCGCACCGAGCACAAGAACGGTGTTGAGGATCTCAAAAAGTGTGCATGGTATATAAACAAGCTCATCGAAATTGCTGAGCAAGAAGGTTAAACTATTACTGAGGCTTCTTACTTATGGATATCCGCGCTTTTGGTTCTGTCTTTCCTCAGCAGGTCAGTCTGCCGTATGCGAGCGGTTTTGTCTGGGCACCGGCTGATGGGGAGAAGCGGTTTAGTACCTGCCGTGGTTTATATATTGAAGGGGACGCTACCGACACCTTTTACATCGAATTGAACGACGCCCCAGGCCAGTGGATTCTTGCTGAGGTTGGTGCGAACAAGGTTCTCCCCTTTGCAGCCACGGCTATTAGCGGCGGCAATGTCGACAGTGTCAAGGTGCTCTACTGATGGCTAATCAATTTGTTCCCTACGCCTTTAACTTCTCCAAGGCTTACCAGGATCAAGTTTTTGCAGCTGACCAACAGCGTCGGGCTAACCAAACTGCTGACTCAGCTTTCGCTCAAATGTCGGCGGACGAGGATTCCGAGCTGATCGGGCAACCCACTCCTCAGGCACCCTCTACTCCGACTGTTAGTTATGGCGACGGGGTTGAGGGTCCCGTTGACGCTCTTGAGCAAGACAGAGAAGTTATGTCCAGGGCTAAACGTCGAGCAGGAAAGTACTTAACTGAAGCAGGTTGAATTAGTATGTTGGCAGTCTTGATGCTGCCAGCGTGCTTTTAGACGTCTTCACCTACTTCAACGAGAAGGAGCTTCTTGAGCTGCGTATCCGCACTCTAGAGAAGCACGTTGACGGTTTCCTTATCACCGAAGCGAACAGGACGCACAGAGGTGAAGAGAAGCCTTTTACTTGCTTGGAGACTCTTAAAGAACTCGGTATTCCAGACGATAATATTCAAGTCCTACACGTAGAGCTTCCCTCCAAGGAAGAAGCTCCAGACCCGTGGCTACGAGAGCGGGGTCAACGAGATGCTGCGAGTGTGGGACTGCATATGGTCCCTGATGACACCGTCTTTATCTGTTCGGATCTTGATGAGATAGCCAATCCGGATAAATTAAATGATCTCGTTTCGACTGTTGAGGAAAACCCTGGCAAGGTTGTAAAGCTAAGCATGTCTATGCACTACGGACGCGCTGATCGCCAGTTAGTCACTCCCGACGGTTCTCCCTTCAACTGGCGTAACGCCTTTGCTGCGACAGTAACTACTCTTAAAGCTCACAGCACGCTCTCATCTATGCGAGCTGAAACTAATTATGTGACTTTCGGGGAGCTTGATGCTGGTTGGCACCTCAGCTGGATGGGGGACAAAGACCGCCGACTGGCTAAGTTGAAGTCCTACGCCCACTGGGAAACTGACACCTCTGACGTTGAGGAAAAATGTGCTGAGTTCTCAGCGACGCCCGGTGGCGTAGACATGCTTGGCAGAGAGGATCACATTATTGAAAGTTTTCCTCTCGACAAACTTCCTGAGGGCATATTCACGCTCCCCCGCGTAAACAAGTTCCTGCTTCCTGCCTGATGCTTGTTGACACCTTCACTTACTTCAACGAGAAAGAGTTACTTGAGCTCCGCATAAATGCCCTCAAGGACCACGTTGACGGTTTCATTATCGCCGAGGGTGATAGAACTCATAGAGGTGACCCTAAGCCTTTTACTCTCAAGGACACAATTTCAGAGCTCAAACTACCCTCTGATATCATCCAAGTCCTTGAGGTAAAACTCCCATCTCGGGAGGAAGCTCCTGATCCTTGGGTTAGAGAGCGTGGTCAGAGGGACGCACTGGCTAAGGCACTCTTTTTCCTACCGGAAGATGCAGTCTTTATTTGTTCTGACTGCGATGAGCTGCCTAACTGGGACTGTTTTGACGATCTAAAGAGTGCTCTTTCAGAGAACCCCTCCAAGATCTTCGGTCTGAATATGTCTATGCACTATGGACGTGCTGACCTTCAGCTGTTCTCGCCTGAAGGGGAGTTGTTCGAATGGCGATGTGCGACCGTGTGTACGATTGGCACACTCAAAGTCCACGGGTCCTTAACCCGCGTCCGTGAGCAACCGAATCGTAAATTTATCGGTTTGCGTGATGCGGGTTGGCACTTTAGCTGGATGGGTACTCCAGGACAACGAGCACGCAAGTTGAGCTCTATTGCAGAGCATTACATTTGGGATCGTCCTGAGGTACAGGCTTTGTGTGCTAATTTTGTGCCTCAAGAAGGTGCCACGGACATGCTTGGCCGAGAAGATCATCTATTAACTAGGTACCCCATCGAGGATTTGCCCGAAGAAGCGGTTAAACTGGACAGAGTGAAAAAGTATCTTCTTCCCGATGGCTGATAAGATGCCTCCCGAACTCCTCAAGCGTTTCGAAGAAAAGCGTGAGGAAGAAAAAGCTCCTAGCGGGGAAGAGCTTAAAGGTAAAAATCAGAAGCGTAAGGACGCGCTCGCTAAGGCACGTAAAGCTAAGGCGATGAGTTCTAAAAAATGATCCCGATTAAGGGTCCACTTATCTAATAAATGAATGTCGACCGCCTCCGCAGATACTCGAAATAGGTTTTCAGAGATTCTTGAGGCGGCTCGCACTCAGGATCGAAGCAGCCAATCGTCCACGATGGTTGTGCTGAGTCATATTCAGCAGATGGTCCTCTTGATGATCAAGAAGGGTCTGACTTTTTACTGCGATCAAGACACCTATAAGAGTCGAACTAGGTTTCTCGACGATGTAATTACCCTCAATAAGCTCGATATTCGCTTTCCAGCGATTATTCGGAACTTTTTAATCGACGGTTGCGGTCTTTTTTACTTTCGGCCAGACGCAAAACTCAAATATCAAATCTATTTCTTCAACAAGAACCAGTACCGGGTCTATCACGACCTGAATGGTGAGGTCGAAGAAGTCATCATTATCTATAGCTACAAGGTTAAGGCGGGTAGCCTTGGTTTACCGAGCACTACGTCCGGTCAAAACAAGCGATACGTCCGACTTTCTATTACTGCCGAAACAATTAGTGAGATTGAGACTGATACAGAGCTCAGTTTCGACTTAGAACCGGGTTCTGTTCTAACTCCAGCCAAAAAGCGCCCCAATACGCTTGGGTTTATCCCCGCTGTGGAGGTTTTAAACAAACCCAGCGCAAGTGGGACGGAAGGTGAGGGTGAATTCGACCCCTTCATGGAGCAGATCGTGCTTCATGACCAACTGACTCGCAATATCGCCAAAAATATCGAGTTTTTCGGTAACCCCACGCTCATCAGCTCTCGTCCTCGTAGCGATCTGGTCGAAGCAGGTGATAGCCAGAGCAATTTCCGCCCGACCATCAGCAGTCAGAGTGGTTTTGCGGGCATGGACTCGCCCTCTACTCGAGTAAGCGAGCCTTTTGGCACTGCTATGGGCGGTGGTCTCCGCGTTCCTCGGATTATCGCCAACGTTGAGGCGTCTGATCGCGTCGGTTACATGACGCCAGACCCTGTTAACGGTGATATGAACCGTTACACCCTGCTTTTG